AGGGTTAAGAACTCTGAGGTATCTTCTTGGTGTGCAAACGGCTTATACATTCCGGGCCATTTATACTTAGCGCGTATGGGAGAAGGAACGTTTTTAACGCCTAGATTGCGTAATACACGCACCTCATCTAATCCCCACTTAACTGCAACTTTATGTATGCTGCCATTCGATTCCACAATAGCGTGGTTCGGTATGACTGCGTACTTCTCAGGGCTGCGTGTATTAAATACCAGCGCTTTGTTTTCAACTATTTGCATGGCTTTTTATCCTGTATACCAGACCGCTATTGCCATCTGGTGCGGTAACAATTCTATGAGATTCAACTAACTCTTGGTTTGATAAGCGTAATAAAGCGCCTTTCCAAAATTGGTCAGTAAACTCTTCAGCTGGAATCCATTCGCTACCCCACCGCACTTGCCACATATCTTCGAGGACGTGAAGGGGTGTATCAAACGTGTTGTCATAGGGAGCAGTCATCACCCTACCAAAATCTTCAAATAAACTTTTTAGAAGTTCCATGTTTTCCTTTCGTTGTTGTCAGTATTATTTTTTGTTGTCTGACATATTTGCTTTGGGAGATCGTAGTCTTAGGTTGCCCTTTGTTGACTTGCCCCCCGCTTTCAAAGGCTTGATGTGGTCAATGTGTTTGCCCTTGCGGTCAACGCCTTCTTTATCGTACTTGCGTCTTGCACGCTGACGCTCTAGCTGATCTTCGGTTTCGCCTGTTTTCTTTTGCAGTTTGTATGCGTGTTTAAAATCACGCTTGCCATTTGTTTGCATACTAGTCCTAGTGCTTTGGGTTAAATTCGCAAGTCTTGACTTGACACCAACCGCATAGGGGTGTGCTTGTAGGATTCCAAACACCATTTGCATGGCTGGCTTCCAGTCTAGCTACCCTTTCCCTATACAACTGCCAGTGAAAGTCTTTCTCGTCTAACATCATTTTAGACTTAACCATACTATTTTTAACCACAAAAAGCAATGATGAGTTTACTTGCCGTATATGAGGGAAATGGGCAAACACCATCAGGGACATCAGAATTAGCTGATCTCTGTCAGGATACTTGTCGTTGCCTGTTTTGTAATCAACTACCCAAGCCTTTAGCCCATCATCATCTATGATAACTAAGTCAGCAATACCTCTAGCCCAAACATCCTCGGAATCGAACGCACAGGGGGAAAGATCAACCCGAACACCCATCTCCAACTCAGGTAGTTTCCTACCTTTGATTTTCATAAGTTGTTCCATGATTGGTTTCATGTAAGCGTATTCTTCGGGTATCTCCTTGCCCTCTTTAACATACAACTCAGCCGCTTCATGCACTTGCTTGCCGTAGCGTGTGTGAACTGTATCTTGAAAAGGGTAGTTCTTTAATACCTTAACTTCGTAGAACCGCCTAGCACAACCTTCGTAATCTTTAAGACCTGAATGCGACCACTTTATCACTTAGCATCTCCGTATCGTTTAGCGCTACTTACTTCTGCATCTAAGGGAATACCTTGCATATAGTGTGGCTCCATAACCATCTGCGCCAAGACCCAGTTTTCAGCTTCAGTAGCTTCTTCCTCAGGGACTAGCGCAACAACTTCATCATGAACTGTTAGCACGCATGGGTATCTTTCTTGAATACGCAACATACCATCAGTCATAACACAACGAGCCACAGCCTGAACGATGTTTTCTACTAGCTTACCGCCATATAGTTTCTTCTCGTCAGGCCCATAAGACCACTGCATCCTACCTCTAGCGTCGGGCGTGCCTTTAATACTTGGGTAGCGCAAAGCCAAACCGCTAGGTAAGATTATACGCTCTTTTTCAAATATTAGACACTTGTATTCGTGTGGTTTGCCTTCTTTTAAACTGTGTGGGATAAGTGAGTTACACAGTTCCCAAAAGCTAACTACTGGCTCAGCCGCATATCGATATTTATTTATTATTTCTTTAGCCGCTAAACAGTGAATAAGTAATTGGCTTTCTGTGCAAGTGTGAGGTATATTGCGCATCATTTCTACGTTGCGCTCCCAACCAAGGAAATCCTCAACAGATTGTTCTGTTACACCAAGTTGTTTAGCAAATGGTTTGTCATACATTGTAGGAGGTGCGCCTAGAAATCCAGTAAGTAACTGTGCAGAAAAACTAGCCCAGCCCATGCCGTAGCCACAACCTAGAAGAGCCGACTTAGCTGACTGACGGAGATCGGGATGGTCGTTTTTGTTGAGGTCGGGGATACCGAACATCTGCGCACCAAATGCCGCATACGCATCTTGCCCCGATGCGAATATTTGTAGGAGCGATTGATAGTCCGCCAAGTATGCCAAAACTCTCGGCTCAATTTGGGAGAGGTCGCAGACCACCAAGGTATAACCTTTCGGGGCTTGGATACTTTTACGTAGGAAAGACCCCCGCTTGAGGTTTTGTAGATTAAGCCCCGAACCCTTGGACGCTGACCAACGGCCTGTGTGGGCGCCGTAGTAGTTAAGCGGTACAGGTAACGTGCCTCTGCTTGCAATGTCGACAAAGCGCTGAGCCCTCGTACGTTCAAGCGTGCTCTTAACCTTGAGCCGTGCCTCGCAAACAATCGAAATATCTTCATTGTCGCTATTGAGAAGGGCTTGGAATAGTGCATCGTTCTTGGCAAACGCATAGGCTTCTTTACCAGTTGTCTTGCTAACCTTGCGAGGGGGTACACACCCGAGCCCAACAAGGACATTTGCAAACTGCTCGTTACTTGCCAATGCTGTTTCTTCAATGCCAATCTTCTGCAAGAGACTTTCTCTTTTATTCTTCTCATCTTCAATCGCTTCACGTAACATCTCCTCGTCTAGTTCCAATACAGGGTTAGTAAACATTTTGAGTGTCATGTCGATTAGCTTGAGTTCTTTTAATGGAAAGCCGCCTTCAACTTCCATCATCAAGTTCTCAAATATCTTCTCGCACAAGAACACATCATGCTTACAGTACTCAGCAAGTTCTTGCTCTACTTCATATGACAACTCACTCATACCATTGGTGCTGTGTACTGCGTTGCCCTTTGGTGGTAACTCATACACCTCAGCTAGTTTCATTAGGCTGTTGCCTACTTCCACGCCTCTGAGAGCACGTGCCATAGATAGGCTGTCGAATATGAATACAGGCTTAGCGCCATAAACCCAACTAAGAATAGAAATATCAAACTGAGCATTGTGCGCAAGCACCGCCGTCCGACCCCAATCAACTGAATCAACCCACTCTTGTATATCATCTGATGGAACCCACGTTATGTCTTCGTTAACATCTAGTGTTTTGTAGCACAAGCCAAAGGCTTTAAAACGAGGGTCTCTGACGTACTGCTCGGTCGTCATTTTAGATAGCGTGTACTCCTTGCTATCCCACCTCGTTTCAAAGTCAATGACAAGTATCTTGTCAAAAGGTGTGCTCATTGCAGGCTTTCTGATTGGCTCTCGCTTATGGCTCTCTTAACACGCTCATCAAACATAATGCTTAAGTCTTTTATATATGCTTCTTTAGAAATACCAAATACAAACGCAAGGTGTACTGACATTCCCGACAATGCGTTGAGCACTGAGTTGTTACTAAACCTACGTTCTTGAAACACTTCGTTCATTGCGTTGATTACTTCACCAATTTCTTCTCTGTTAATCTCTGACATTTTCTTGTGCCTTTAGTTGTTTGTTAAATTCTTCGACTTCTTTCCACCATTCGTCCGTATACTTTGCTGGTTTTATAATGTTTTCTTGTATTTCCATAGCCTTCTCAAACATTTCTTTCCAGTAAGCAATTTCTCCGTACATCTTCTGCATTTTGACAAAGACAGCGCCATAAGCTTCACGCATTTTCTCGTACTCTTCTTTCCAGTTTTTTTCTTCGTTCATGTTTAACTCCTTGTCAGTTGACCGCTAAAACAATATGCGCCGTGATGCTCTAGTTGTACCCACGGTGCCGCCCAAATTGTAAGCCCTGCCTTACGTGCTATTTTGCAGAAGTGATAGTCCTCTGATAACAAACGGTTGCCTGACTCAGGATCGATACTTGTTGCAAAGAACTCTTTAATGGTCTTGGCATCTTGAACATCTGTTGCTCTCCACATGTCGTTTTTATACTCGGGTACAGTAGGCGCTAGCTTCTCAAACACTTCTTTCTTAATTAACATAAACCCAGTACCGCCGTTTTCAATTTGCATTGGTTCATGTAGAGCACCCTCTTGCTTAAGCGCACCACCTACTAAGTTAACAACAAAGCTACCAGTATGTAAGTGCAACTCTTGCATAGGTACACCATCTTTAACCGCTTGCTCTACTTGGGGCCAGTTAATTTCTTTCTTGGGGTAGATACCACAGATGATGTCCTTGTCAGCTTCAATCATTGGAATAATATCTTTTGGATGAAACCCTATGTCTGAATCAATAAACATCAAGTGTGTGCAATCTGTTTGTAAGAAGTCATGCGTTAAGCTGTTGCGCCCTCTAGTGATAAGCGATTCGTTAGTCATGTAGCCGTAACGGAAAGCTATGTTGTTCGTGCCAAGCGTGCCAGCCATTTGAATTAACCCTACTGCGTATGCTCCATTACATATACCGCCATACATTGGTGTTGCAATAAATAAGTTTGCTTTCATTTCTCTGCCTTTATAATTTCATATCCATAGTCTTGAAACATTTTGTAAACCCTATCTTCACAAAGTATCCCTGCCATCTGTTCGTCTGTCAGTAACCAACGCATACGATTGTCAGTCTCTAGCCTACGAAACCTACTATGATGACCAAACACTTTCATTAGGTCTAAGTCTTTGTGCATTTCGGGGTGTAGATGCTCAAACGAAAACAACATGGACTCTTCCATCGGGGCAAACTTTAAGCCTACCTTTTCTAGGTCATGTCGCATCCAACAACAAAGCTGAATGTCTTCGTTATACAGCATCCTATTTTCCTGATACTTCTTAGTGATACCATACTTTACTGGAGCCTCTAGCAATTTCTTACTACGCAAACTAAAGCCACCATTTTGTACAACCAAAGGATTCTTAGTCTGCCCTACCCAGCTATACCACATGTAGTACATGCCATCTTCATAAGCGGCATGAGTGGCGCCTCCGATGTAGTCGTAGTTAAACCATTCGTCTCGCCAGTTGTCTGCATTAAGTACCCAACCATCACTTTGTACAATCAATGCATAGTCTGTTTCTATATACCCACCAAGCCCATACACCATGAAGTCTTGGATGTTCATATAGTCTAGCGTAGAGTGCACTAACTTTTGCGGTATGTCGGTGTCAATCAACTCGTTAGTGATGATCAACATTTTAGACCCCGGCAATGCGTTGGCACACTTGATAAGGGATGGAACTTCTTTATCTACTCCACCATTACCATGCATAACAACAACCGTGATGTCTTTGAATGATGGCATATCAACCTTTACTAAAAAGAATTGCAAAGCCAATACCGAACACCAGCGCACCAATGTACAACACATTCCACAGTCTTTCTTTCTTAATGGTTTTGATGTCACCAATCAATGCGGTTTGTAAAGCTGCCATGTCTTTATCGATGTCGTATATAGGTTGAGGGCGCTCATAGAACTGACCAATCTTTATCTTGCCGTTGTTATATGGAACATTCATTTTCTTTCTCCTACTGGTGTGTTAGGTGTCCAAAGACTTTGTACTTTTCTAAACGCTTCAAGACGTTCTACAAAGGGATGTGTCGGTGGTACGTATAGCTTGAATGGGTTAGCACTACGTGGCTGAGCAATTTTGAATTCGTCTGCTTTTGGTTTGTATGTTTCGAAAGATGTTGTTTTCATTGGAGTGTCCTTGATTTGAGTATGTTGGTGATTGCTTCTACTACGTTTGATGCCGCCTCTAAAAGCAATGACGGCAATTCTGATTCATCCATGTTCAGACCAAACACTTTAACGGTGTTGTCTTTCTCATTGACGATGATTACTGCGGCTGAGTGATGCGCATCTTCTACTGTGCATAGAGCAAGTTGCTGTTGCACTTCATCGTACGCTTTCTCTTTTGAAAACTCTCTCATGCTCATGATATGTCCTTTAGTAATACATCTACATCTGTTATGTTCGTTTCGTTTACCACCAATACGAACCCCTGTGCTTTGCGGATCTTCTCCATTTCTGCTTCTTGTAAAGGTGTGGGTTTGTTACTGCCAGCTTTACACTCGATAGCAATGAACACACCCCGATAACAACACACAATATCAGGAACCCCACTACGCCCATAGCCACCAGTAGCAGGGAAAAAATAGTAACCACCATATTTTTTAATGACATCGACGACTTTCTTTTTAACTTTGGCTTCGGGTGTCATGCGTCTTCCTTACCATAGCGCCTACGTACCTCATCAATGCGTTGTAGACAAATGACTACTTGGTTAACTGTGCTTTGAAACAACTCATTGTCACCAGCGTCATATGCTTTAAGCGCCATGATTACCTCAGCTTCAAGGTTACATAGTGCGGCGTTCTCACGCATCATCAATAGGATTTCACTTTCTGACATAGGCATTCTTAATCTCCTCTAAAAAACGTTCGCCCTTTGCAGTTAACGATAAGGTCATACTGCGCATATCTTCTTTGTCTTGCTTGTGGTTAAGTAACTTCTTGGCAACAGCTTGTGATAAATACTTATGCGTTGTGGCTGGTGACATAACCTTTTGTAGCTTAGCTATATTGAGGACACGCATCGTGCTAATGCCTGCGTTGTTGTGCACCATTGCAATGATGTACTCCTCATTCCAAGATACGTTGTGTTTCTTACGCACTAACTGCGTATCGAATGCGTTCATGCTTCTTCTCCTTTAGTTGGTTGTTCATTACACCTTTCAATCAATGCGGCATAGCCACATATATCTACTAAGCTATCTCTGTGGTCAGGGTTGTTGGCTAACCTAGCGGTCTTTAAAAGAACCATCATTGCTGCCACGTCTTTTGCGCCTATGGTGTTTTCGGTTGTGATAGCTTTCGAACCAACCAAGTACGCAGTCCACATTTGTGCAACAACCCCAAGGTTACGAGAAGGATGACCGTAGGTCTTTTCCCTATCCCCATAGATGATGGTGTCTGCTTCTTTTAATATACTCATGCTTCCTCCTGTTTGACTAAATAATCCATAAAGAACAGCTTCTGATGTATCTCTTTGAGCATGTCGACTGTGTCTTTTGAAGAATCTAAATTCTCAACATAATCATCAAAAACCATCAATAAAAAACTCCATTCTTTTTTGGTCAGATTGCATGGTTTGTTTTTTAATTTAGGCATTACTTCATCCCCTTAAAAATTAAACTTAGATAGCACGTCATCAACCTGAGCCTTGATGTCGGTACGTGTTGGTAAGTCCTTGCGTAAGTCTTTCACGTCAATACCACCAATGGCTTTCTTCAATGCCTTGCGTGCCTCAGCTAACTGTGGGTCATTGATTATATTCAATGCGTCTACCATGTCGCATAAGTCATGCGCTCCATCTAAGAGAGAGTCGTGGAACTTACGTGGCTTAGCTTCGCCATTGATGTAGTCAACAGATAGCCTGTCCGACATACGCTTAAGATGCTCAGCAAGTCGTTGTTTAATGTCTTTCATAGCAAACTCAACACGCTCATCAGCTAGGCTAGCTAGCTTCTTGCGTAGCTCTTCTTGCGCATCATTGCCGATGTCAACCCTAAAGTCACCCGATGCAGGCACGGGCATGTAGTTAACATTGAAACGGAAGCGATGCTCGATGTCGCTAGGGTGTGGGTAGTCGTTGCGGTTGAACATATCACCTAGTGCCATAGCTTGCGCTGTGATTAACGACGGGTACACAGTAACAAACTCAGTAACCAATCCATAGAACTTATCCTCTGCCTCTTGTATCTTGGCATTAAATTCCATGAACTTAGCGCTTGGCAATAGACGTATACCCGAATCACTCCACGGCAACGTGTTGTCATACACAAAGCTACGTATTTCTGTAACGTGCTGACCTACTACATCTAACTCACTACGCCCTGCAAACAGGTGCTTATTAACACGAGCCGCACCCTTAGCTTGAGCGTTCTTGTTTGTTACCAACTCGTCAGTAGTTGAGCGATCTAGCTTGCGTGCTGTCCATTGTGATACGTTTAACTCTACTAATAATGCGCATGTATCGATGTTATATCGTGTCATGATTTAATACCTCCTTAGTTTGAATAGATACGTACTGCTTTGCCTTGCGGTGGTAGGAAATGATCATTGTCAACAACACCCCATAACGCAGGCACATCGACCTTGCCATCACTACCATCTAGATACCCGTCGGTAAGCCATACAACACCTTTGGGTTGATACTTGTTTGCTTTGATGTACTCGACGACGCATTGTGGAGAAGTACCACCACCCCCTGCAGGCTTGAGTAATGAAGCAATGTTGGCATACTCGTGTGGCTTGAACAACTGATCACCACATACCTCGCAGTCCCACCACAACATACGTACAGAGTCGGGTCTGACATTCTCTACAATGCGGGCAATCTCACCGAACACAGTAGGATAGATCGGACCCATTGAACCTGATGTATCACATGCAACGATAAGTTCGCCTGTTGCTTCTGAGAAGTGCGATGGCATGACAACACCGAGTGGTAGCAAGCGCTTGTTAGGTGGGGCAAAGCGAGAGTACTCATCACCCTCACACAACGCAACGATCCACTCACGCATATGCTCACGCCAGTTAGTGTCACGCTTCTGTGTCGCACGATCTAACGCACTACCACGTGAACCCTTACCAGCGATCTTGTCAGCAAGTATCTTGCCCTGACGTAGCGCATCGTCAATCTGACGACCTAACTCGTTGGCTTCCTTGCTACCTAACTCAACTGCCTTGTCGAACATGTGCTCATCCATAGCACCGCCCTTGCCATCACCTTGACCGCCCTCGGGTGGGGGTGGTGGGGGGTTACGCAACAAGTCTTGTAACACCTCGATGAATGAACAACCCTGATACTTGGGGTCGATCAATGGCG